GCCTCGGCGCGCTGTCGTTCCAGCTCGGCGCGCTGCTGCTCGGTCACGAGGTCGCGGGACAGGCCCTCGCTGTATGCCTTGATCTGGTCCAGATGCTTCTGGCGCTCGGCACGCTGCCTCTCGAGGATGCGCAGCCACTCTTTTTCAGCCTCGGTCTGAGCCTCCCAAGCAGACGCGCTCACCGAGCTATCCCCGAACGCTGCTGCCTCCGCCAATCGGCGCTTCGCGTTTATCCCGCCATTGTCTCCCGCCAGCCCCCCGATGGCGTTGGCAATGTCCGCCGACGTTCCAACTCGGACAGCCTCCATGATCCGGTTGGGCAGCGACCCGTAATTGTAGGCAATGGAAGTAAGGACCGCTTGCTGCTCACTGCTGAACTCGCCCCAACGCTCCCGTCCGATCCTGGAAATGATGCCTTCCTGAGACTCTCCGACCCTACGGGCAAGGTCGCGGTTGGCGTCCTCGAGGCTGACGCGCATTCCCTGCGTCACCTTCTGGATCGATCCGTCCGCAAGCGTCACGGTGTCAGAGCCAAACCCTGCGCGCCAAACCGGCGGCCCGACGCGGTTCCCGCGGCTGTCTCGGCGGCCATCATCGTAGGGCGTGGAGCGGAAACCCTCGAAATGCTTGATGAGACCAATGGCGTCGGTCGCTCTCCCGGCACTGTCCGTGAATGCTTCCACCTGCGACTTGGCGCTCTCGTAGATTTTGCCCACGGTAGAGCCCCAACGGCCCAGCAAATTGATCTGCGCATCTGTGGTCGGCGCGATCTGGCCGAGGACTTCCATGAAGTCCGTGGCTCCACTCAGAACCTGATCGAAGTCCTTGGCTCCACTCAACTGCGCAATCGCGTCCACCAGCAGCATGGCTTGTGCCGCCGTAGCGCCAGTGACTTCCTGCAGCTTGGCAACGGCCTGCGCCTCGATCAGTGCCCGCTGCTTCGCAAAGGCGGGGTTGTCCGTGCCGAGAAGGCGGAGGTTGGGCATCCCCTCCACACCCAGCTCCGCTCCGAAGCGGTTGGCAGCAGACACCGTGTCACGCTGCGCCATCCGGGTGGCTACAGCCGCCAAGCCGATGTTCGCCCGGGAAATCTCATCCGCCCATTCGCCGTAGAGGTCACGCAGCTCCTCGATGCTGGGCGCCGCATCCTTGACGGCCTTCGTCATGGCGTCTGTCGTCTTGGCGAGGTCATCCAATTCCTCGTCAAGGTCTTTCGCTTCCTTGCCCGTCTTGAAGATGGCCGCCGCCAGAGGAATAAGGATGGCCGCCGCCGTCCCGGCCGCCGCTCCGAACAGGCCGAAGCCGCCGAGCGCCTGCGGGAGCTGCTGCCCCAGGGCGCGGATGGCGGACGTTCCCGAACCGACCTGCACAGCGAAGTCCCCGACCTGGAACCCCAAGTTTTGCAACTGAGCTGTGGTCTGGCGAGAGATGCCACCCGTTCTGTTCATGGCTCGGCCGACATTCTCCAGGCTCGCCGCGCTCTTGGCTGCGTTCCTGTCGATCCCGGAGAGGGCGGCGCTCACCTTCTTCTCGGTCGCATTGCCGAGGCGAACCAGCCGCGCCTCGGCCTTCGCCATTTCGCGCTCCATCCGCCCGAGAGAGACAGCGAGCTCGATGTTCATGTCAGCCATCAGCAGGCCCCTCGAAACCGACGATGCCCATCTCGCGCAACTCGTCTTCGCTCAGATCACCGCCGCCGCCGCGGACCTTCCAGCCGCGCTCCGCGGCCACACCGTCCATGCACGCCATAAGCTCCCAGACGGTCATCCGGTCGACTTCACGGGGCGGGAAGCCCATGCGGGCGCCTAGGGCGTAGAAGCCGCTGAACTTCCACTTTCGTTCTGGTGTGGCGTCGGACCGCCCGCCGGCGAAGGCTCCCCCGCCGGGTCATCCCCGGGCGGGACCAGGGAGAACGCCAGCACGGCAAGAGCCGGCACTTTGAACTCGAGGAGCGGAGTGCGGTCGAAGGCATCCTGCACCAGCTTGGTCGCCGTCGCACGATCCATGCCGGCGCCGATCAGTCCGAAGCGCAGCACCTCGAACAGATCATCGACTCTCCAGATGCCCATGCGGATGCGCTGCAAGATGAGCTCCGGGCCGGCATCGCACTTGTCCTGCACCGCTCGAAGCTCACCAAGTCCCAGCCGGAACGGGTGGTCCCCGCCCGGCCAGACCACATCATGGACCAGCATCAGGCCACCTTGGCGGTTCGCGTCGGCGTGCCGTCGAAGGCCATCTCGATGGCGGCCGTAACCTTCTGCCCCTTCGTCCGCACGTTGCTGAAAGAGGTCAGATAGGCCGGCCCCTGCTCATACTGCGGGTCGCCGACGAGCACCGCGTCATGTCCGAGGCGGATGTTCTTGGCGTCTCCGCTGTAGAGCCAGTCGCTCAGCGTCGCATGCGACTGCGCCGCGAACACGCCGTCCGCCGAGACCGTAACGTCGATGGTGCGGAGAGCGCGCTCCGTCTTGAGCGGCAGGCTTTCGTCTTCGCAGTCCTCTGGCACCTCGGTCGTGTCATAGGTCGCACTGCGGTTGATGGTGATCCCCACAAGACCGCAAATCTTGGTCCATGTGGTTCCGTCCTCACTGATTTCGAGCGTCATCTGCTCGAACTTCTCGGTAACAGGGGCAGCCATTGAGAGCCCTCCTTTCGGGCATGAAAAAGCCGCCCGAAAGGCGGCTGGTGGTCCCGGCCCAGCGGCGGGGGTTACTTCTTCTCGGAATCATCCTTGGTGGCCTCGCCCTTGCCGTCCACGCGCGTCGCGGCTCCAGCTTCGACGGCATAGGCGATAAACGACTCTGGGAACGATTGCGGCTCCTTGCCCGCCTTCGCGTAGAAGCCGACGCGACCAGGGATCGGCGTGTAGCCGACATCCTTGTGGAAGATCGCCTTTGCCATGGTCATGCCTCCCTGATGGCCTTGCGGATCGCTCGATAGATGCGCCCGGCCACACGCTTCCTCAGCGCACGATAGCTGGGCCAGAAAAACGGATTGGCAGAAGACCGCTTCGTCCCGAACTCGACCCACGACGCATAGGGGCGACCCTTCTCGTCCTTCGCCGTGGCGTAGATCGTCAGACGCAGCGCCGCGACATCTGTGCCAGCGCGCCTGCCACCCTTGATCGTCGTCACCGTGAACGATCCGGCCGGTGCATCGCCCCACGTCCAACCGATGCTGGCGCGCAGTTGCCCATCGTCCACGGGGACGAGGCGCTGCATCATCGCCACCATCTCGTCGGCGCCCTGCTCCATCGCCGCAGCCGCAGCGAGGCGAATGCGAGCCGGCATCTTGTCCATGCGGGCTCGGAACTCTGGTGTTATGCTCGCCATGTCACCTCAGGAGGAGCCCATGCGCTTGATCGCTGCGCTATGTCTTGCTGCGGCCCCCGCCGCCGCGCAAACACCAGTCTGGCACCTGCAGTCCTATTTCCAGCCGCAAAGCCACACCGCCGTGGCGATCTCCGGCCCTCTCGCGGTCGGTGAGAGGGTCATGTTCTTCGGCCCCTCGAAACCAGTCAGGACGCAATCGCTCGGCCTGATCTGGCGGGATTGGGACGGCATCCGCGGAAAAGAAACGGCAGAGCTGTTCCGCCTTTCCCACGATCCTGGCGCTCTACTGAATGGCAGCACGCTTTGCGGCAACCGTAACGCCACCTACGCCGCGATCCACGAAACCCGTGAAGGCCTGGGGATGAGCGTGTTCAGCGGGAACGAATTGCCGTCCGATCACACCGACCCGCGTCTCTGTGGAACATTCTACTATTACGCCGACTAGCCCTCGACCGCGGCCTCTACCTGCACCACGCCGTGGATCACCCCGGGCGTCGGGTCGTCCATCACTTGCGCCATCACGACGCGCAGCGGGTGCATCGTCAGCGCATCCACGCCTGCCCATCCGTCGAGCGCCGCCGCAGCGTCGTCCACCAGATCCTCAACCGCGCCCTTGTTGCCGCTGCCCCACACGTCCACCTGCACCGTCTGCGCCCGGCCGGGGATGCACTCGGCCGATGCGTCGGACCAGTAGGACGGCCCGAGCGTGATGTAGGGCATGGCCGTATTCTCGGCGGCCCGGTCATAGACGCGCCCGGCGAGGTCAGGCACCTGCTCGATGATGCGGTCCATGATGAGGCGCCGCAGCGCGCGGCCGGCTCTCATGCCTCGACCAGCATTTCGAAGAACCCCCGATCCGGCGTCGGCCGAGGGTCTTCCCGCACGTCGAACGCCCGCTCACCGACCAGCACGCGCCACTCGCTCGTCACGCGCCGCGACTGGTTGCTGGCCCGGATCGTCAGGATGG